TGTGGCAGAAGGAAGATATGAACGCTGGCTTGGGTAAATGGGATGATAAGCGTAAAGAACACTTCGCTAAGAAAGCTGACCGAGAAGAGACTAAAGATTTGGTAGTTGACACTAAAAAGGAATTATCTGAACTATTCGATAGAAACAAGACTCAGGAGAAGCAATTAGAAGCACTCAATAAAATACAGGAATTATTAATGAGTCCTGATATATTGGACAGAATGACATCTCAGGCTAAAATTAGAGATTATCTTGATTTGACTCAAGCATATAACAAAATAAGAGAAGGCTTCGGCTTTGCTGATAAAGTTATCGTGATAGGGGCGACTAAGCCTGAAACTGATATTATCGAAACAGAGTTTGAGATATTGGAGGATTAATGTGGAAGGTCAGGGGAGTATCAATTAGCACAGGAAATGATGTTATCGGATACTTAGTAGTTGGTTATGATGCGTATATAATTGAAGATATTGAATTTTTTGAACAAGCCATTGTTGGTGATTATGCTCCAGCAGCAATAAAGGTACACAAGGATTCAATAAGGTTATATTTGGGGGATTAATGTGGTTTAAAAAGAAAATACAAGAGAAGAAGCTAAAGAAGTTTTATTTAAAAGAAAAACACCTTATGACGTTTTACTCATTGGTAGATATATATAAAAATAAAAAAGGCAGTAATTGTACGGAAAAATTAGTGCTTTGGAATTTTTTGAGATATGAGGCACTTCCGTCTGATATATGGGATGAACTTGACGAAACTAAAAATGCAAAATACTACGACCCAGCTATTTTTTCTGTGTACTTAACATTTGATTGGATATTGGAGGATTAGATGGCATTAAAGGAATGTATTGTTTGCAAAGATTTTCTTTCTGTTGGTAATTTTCCTAAAGACTCAGATATATGCTATGCTTGCCAATTTGATTTGTGTGAAAAGATTATGGAATTAGACATAGAAACAGTTAGCGATGACGTAATCGCTAAACATTTAAGGGGGTGAATATGAGATACCTATTAATATTTCTTGTCCTATTAGGATGTTCCACTGCTACGCAACCAAACTTCATTCAGATACTCAGCCCTGACGATTACAGCTTGTTTGCTTACGATGAAATCATCACTGTCAACTTCGCAGGGGTCAACATTGACGAGTGGGAAGTAGAATCTACCACGCCACCAACATATTACGAAGTAGCGAACAACCATAAGTTTTACATTTCATTCACGGGAGTAAGAAGCTCCACGATAACCATACACGCTACATTTGATGATAACACGACTGAAGATGTAGATATAACAGTTTGGCTTAATCCTTAGGGGGATTCGGGGGTAATACCCTTCACTACTGAACTTGAATCTGGAAGCACACGGAGGCTGAAATTGAAAATTGAATTTTCACAACTTGATAAGATTATTAACAAAAAGTATTACCCCCATCTTTGGAACACTGACCGTTACTTTGTGATGGTCGGAAGTGCCGGATCGGGAAAATCTTGGTTCGCTGCACAGAAGCTATGTTACCGTTTCTTCAAAGAAGATGTAGGACACAGATTTCTTGTTTTGCGTAGATACTCACCAGGGCTTGAAACTTCAGCCTTCAGACTAATCAAAGACACCCTATCAGTTTGGGGACTATTAGATAACTGCCACACTACAATTAAACCAATGAATATCAGAAATAACCTGAATGGTAACGAAATTCTGTTCAGGGGTATGGATGATCTCGAAAAGATAAAGTCTATCGAGAATATCACTTCAATCTGGTATGAAGAGTCAACTGAAGCCGGATATGATGATATGATGCAGTTAGACCTACGATTAAGACCTAAATTTAACCTATCGGCAGAACAGAGCTTAAAGCTTAAAAGAGGTGCTAAACCGGCAGATATAGGCAACTATGCTCAATTTATGTACTCATATAATCCCATTTCAAAGGAAAATTGGACATATAAAGAGAATCACAACCCTAAAAAGCTCTCATATCGTAAGAAAACCGTTACAGAAGTGGAGTATAACGGCAAAAAGCACAAAATAACCGGTATGAAAACAGTTTTGCACTCTACCTACAAAGATAACTTATTCCTTGACCTACAGTATGTGGCTTCACTGGAAGCATTGATTAACAAAGACGAATCATACTACAAAATCTATTGTTTAGGTGAATATGCCGATTTGAAGAACAAGATCTTCAATAACTACTCAATCATTCACGAAATCCCAGATTTAGAGTGGTCTAAAGTATATTATGGGCTTGACTTTGGTTTTGTCCACCCTACCGCACTTGTAAAGGTGTATCAGAAGGACGATGCTAACGAACAACCTAAAAGTATCTACTGTGAACTGCTGTTTCACGAAAGCGGACACCATACTGCTGAACTCATACAGTGGATGAATGATAAGAAGGTCAGTTACAATATTACAATGTGGTGTGACAATGCTGAACCCGACAGAATAGACGAACTACAGAAAGCAGGATATAACGCAAGAGGTTGTTACAAGTCAAATAATTACGTTAAAGACTCCATTGACTTCATGAAGATGCTTAACATCCATTTATTGGAACGTGACACTAAACTAAAGAACGAGTTCTACTCATACAAATTTAAAGAGGATAAAGACCATAATGTGAAAGAAGATCCAATAGACATTAAAGACGATGGGATTAAGGCTATTATTTACGGAACTTACACAGAATACGTACAGGGTAACAAAGTTCCTAAAGTCAGATGGATAAAGAGTAATCCCTTTATTTAAGCTTGACACCACTGTTTTTTTAGTATTTAATAATGGAGTGATAGAATTAAAGAATAGTATTATTAATTTTAATAACTTACACTCATTGTGGTAAACATAAAAGGGTCAAAAAATGCGACTACCATTCGGTCTCGAATTAGTAAAATCAAGTCTTAGAGAAAAAAAGTTAGGTCGATTTGGTACAATTATCGACAGTTGGGCAAGTGGTCAGACTCATTTTGATCCACATAATATAGATGCACTCATAAGGGCTTATGCTGGTTGGGTATATGTATGTGCTGACCGTAACGCTAAAGCTGTGGCTAAACAAACGCTAAGACTCTATGTAGCGAAGCCTGAAGGTGAACAATCTCTCGTACCCACGAAAGAGCTATCACCTAAAGAGAAAAGCTATCTTTATGAAACCAACAGCTCACAGATAAATAAAGCTTACAAGAATTTAAACCAAAAGATAGTTGTGGAAGAAGTTTTAGTACACCCCTTCCTTGATTTAATGCGAAATGTGAATCCGTTTTTCAATAAGACGGATTTTTTGTATTTAAGTCAGCTATTCTCAGAGATAACCGGTAACTCATATTGGGGAATCGGCATGAACGGCTTGAATATTCCTGGTGAGCTTTGGCAACTTCCGAGTCAGAACATGAAGATCATCCCTGATAAGAAGAAGTTTATCTCAGGATATAAATATAAGAACGACTCTGGTGAATCAAAGATGTATGATCCTAAATTAATTGTTCACCACAAATTTCCTTACCCTGGCGACCTCTTTTATGGCACATCTCCACTCTCAGCAGTACCGCAAGCAGTTAATATAACAAATTATTCCAATACATACTTACAAGCCCTTTATAAAAACATGGGGGTTATACCAGGTTACTTCACCACGAAAGAAAACCTCGGCAACATTGCATTTGACAGGCTGAACGAGCAACTCAGTAAATATCGTGGAGCTAAAAACGCTGGCTCGACACCTCTCTTCGACAATGATCTCAAATTTGAGTCTGTGGCTGTCAATCCAAAAGATTTGTTCTCAGCCATAGCTTCAAAAACCTCTCGTGAAGAGATTGCTGCTGCTTTCGGAGTCCCCCTCTCCTTAATCACAGTCGAGTCAGTGAATAGATCAAACGCTGAAAGTGGGAATTATGCTTATTTTAGGGACACTATCTCACCGAGGCTGAAATTCATAGAAGAGAAGGTAACTGAAACTATCTTACCTAAATACGCACAGAGTCCTACCGCTAAACTATTCTGTGCTTTTGATAACCCCGTTAAAGAAGATAATGAACAGATAAGGAAACAGCATGAGACTAACCTTAAATGGGGCGTATCGAGTATCAACGAAATCCGCAAGGAACAGGGAATGTCACCTACAGATGATGGCGATAGACGTATAGTTCCTTCCAATATGATATACGCTGATATGTTAGAAGGTTTTTACGAGAACAAGACGCCTAAAGAAGCTGGTTCTGGCGGTACGGGTGGAGAGAACAACGAAAGGAGTAACGATGGAATTAGTGACTAAGAGATTAAAATACAAGGACTGTAACCCAAAGAAAGCGAATGATATGGCAAAGCAGTTTCATATTAAAGCTGATGAACTGGAATTTGTAAATAAGGGTTTTGCAGAAGTTTCCGATGGTATGGAAATAAAAGAAGGTGAAAGGGCTGTTATTAAATACGTATCTACTGTGTCTGTGGATCGAGATGGTGACGTGATTTTACCTGACGCTTGGCTATTAGACGACTTTAACAAAACAAAGTTATTCCTTTATGGACACAACTACGGTGGCACTACTTTCGGTGGCAAGGGTCAATTACCACTTGGAACTGATATGTGGATTAAGACTACCGATAAAGGACTCTTGGCAAAACAAGTTTACGCTAAACACGATATGGCAGACGACATTTATAATATGCACAAAGACGGACATCCACTGCCAGCAAGTGTAGGATTCATACCTTTGAAATCAGTTAAGAAATCTGACACTGAAGCTTGGGATAAAGCTATTACATATACTAAAGAGAAATTCTTTATGACAGACGAAGATCTGAAAGGTGCAAATAACATTATCACAAAAGCATACCTTTTAGAACACTCTGATGTTCCGGTAGCTTGCAATCCTGATGCCCTTACGTTAGCCGTAGAGGAAGGTAAATTCCAATTCAAGTCATTAGACCTTAAAACTGAATTGTTTCCTGAAGAAGAAGTAGAAGTAGTTGATAACAGTGAAGAGTTGAAAGCACTTACTGATAAAGTGGAAGCATTAGAAGCAAAGATAGCTGAACTGACTAAACCAAAAACTGTTGCCCCCAAAGGGATAACAACTGAAAAAGCAGCAGAACTAATTAACAAAGCATTAAATAGAATGACAGATAAAATAGACATTAGACGAGGTAAAGTATAGCTGGAGATAGGTCGAGAACTATTAGGCTTGAAAACTGAATCTGGAATAATAAGGAGACTAAAAATGGATGAACCAAGAAAAGAAAAAGTTCTCACAGAAGAACAGTTCACAAAAACACTTGAAACTTCTCTTGAAGAACACTCCAAGAACATAGACGAAAAACTTTCTACTCTCAGTGAAGAAGTTGCCAGTATTAAGGTAATCGCTTCTCAGGAAGAAGAAGATAAGCTTATGAAGGGTGGATTCAAGAACTTCAGTGATTTTGTGCAGACCGTAGTAAAGAGTCCGAAAGATGAAAGACTATCATCTAAGAACTTGTTACAAAAGACAGTAAACGAAACATCCAATCTCGAAGGTGGGTTCTTAATCCCGCCAGAATTTAGCAACAGACTTTGGGAACGCAGTATAGAAGGCGACATATTCTACGAAAAAGCCATGAAGATACCTATGTCCTCTAATACGGTATCATTCCCTTACCAAATCGATAAAGACCACTCCAGTAATTTATTTGGTGGAATAACTCTTTATTACAAAGCAGAGGAAGCGGCTTACACAGCTTCGTCCCCTACTGTTGGTCAAATCCAGTTATCTCTGCATAAATTAACTGGCCTTTGCTACATTAGTGATGAAATGATCGAAGATTCACCTATATCCATCGAGCCTTATGTATCACAGAAATTTGTTGATGCTGTGAAATGGCAGAGAAACAAGGATATGCTGACAGGTACAGGTGCAGGACGACCTCTCGGTATTCAGAACTCTCCAGCATTGATTAGTGTTGCTAAAGAAACTGATCAGGTTGCAGATACTATCGTTTATAAGAACTTAACAAAAATGTGGTCAAGAACACCTAACAAGGCAGGGCTTACTTGGGTCTCAAACCATAACTGCTTACCTGAATTAATGGATTTAACAATTACTGGTGGAACAGCAAGTACACCAGTTTGGATTCAGAGCAATGATGCGTCAAAAGCACCTAACGGACGTATATTTAATGCTCCGTTAGTTATGACTGAACACGCTGCTACTTTAGGTGATGTTAATGACGTTGCTTTAATAGACTGGTCTCAGTATCTTGTCGGTGAAAAGGCTGGCGGTGGAATCAGAACATCTACATCCATGCACTTGAAATTTGACTATGACCAACAGACCTTTAAGATTAGTTATCGTTGGGACGGACAACCATTATGGCCTATTTATCAGACACCAGCTAACGGTTCGACAATGAGTCCTTACGTCAACTTAGCTGAAAGGGCATAGGAGGAAATTATGATAGGAAATCAATTAGTAACACTCGTAGAAGCCGTACCACCATTAGACTATACCACTAATGCTGTTGATGGCAATTATATCTGCATGAAAGGTTACGACCACTGCACAATCATTATTAACACTGGTGCTAGTATGTCAGATGAAACATTGGCAACAATAAATCGTGCTACAGCAGTTGATGGTACTGATGAAGATGGGGGCGGAGTAGAATTTGATTATATGTACACCAATGATGGTGCACCTACTCTTAGTCCTTTAACAGAGACTGACGTAACTGACGATTCATTTGCTG